CATTAGAAAAAGAATTACAAAGTGTTAGTGGTGCATTAGGTCCAGGCATATTAGATGAGTTTGATCCTGAAAAAGCAAGACTTGAAAAAACACTTGAAACTCTTGAAAAAGCAAAAGATCAAAAAATTATTGCTGAAGAAGAATACCTAAAAGCAAGAGAGGCTCTTTATGCACAGTATGACAAGCAAAGACAAGAAGCACAAAAGCAACAGGTAGAAGACGCACTTGCTTCAATCAAAGATGGAACCATCAAAGTAGAACAGATTGAAAAATTAAGTGGTAAGCAAAGGGTTCAATTGTTGGGTTCAATTGGTAAGGATCTACTTAACACATTAGGACAAACAAATGAAAAAGCATTTAAACTTGCCAAAGCGGTCGCGATTGCGGAAGCGATTGTTAATGTTGCGAGAGGTATATCCGCGGCATTGGCATTACCTTTCCCATTCAACCTTGGGGCGGCGGCACTTGTAGCGGCACAGGGTTTTGCACAGATTGCCGCAATTAGAAATACACAATACACAGGTCCAAGAGAAAAAGGTGGACCAGTTGGTGCAGGACAATCATATTTGGTTGGAGAAAAAGGACCAGAAATGTTTGTTCCAAACGCAGGCGGAAGTATTGTGCCAAATGGAGCAATGGGTGGGGGCGAAGTAAATGTCAACTTTAACATTACAACAGTAGACGCAAGTGACTTTGACGAATTGCTTGTCGAAAGACGAGGAACTATTGTTGGTATAATTAACCAGGCTATGGAACGCCGTGGTAAAGTAGGAGTCGCATAATGGCGTATATAGGTTATTTTCCAACATCACCAGGTTTTACTGCTATCAATTTCAAGCAGAACAATCAAATCAAAAGAACTGTTACAGCAAGTGGCAGAACAATTAGAGCAACAAACTCTACAACAATATGGAGTGGTATTTTACAATACCCAGCAATGACATTAGGCGAATGGTTGCCTATACAGGCATTTGTTGCAAGAGCACAAGGCGGATTAAATGAGTTTGATGTTATTATGCCTACCATATCACAAAACAGTTTAGGACTAACAGGATTAAACATCACAGTGGCATCAAGTGCCGCGGCTGGCACCACAAGTGTTAGCATTGAAAATGGACCATCATCAACCAAAATACTAAATCCAGGTGATCTAATTCGTTTTCCTAATCATACAAAAGTTTACATGGTTACAGACAACAGTGGTGTAACCACAACAGTTGGCGGATTGGCAACTATCAATTTTGAACCAGCATTGCTTACAGCAGTCGATGTGCCAAGTGATAGTGCAGGAGAAATTATCTTAACAGATGAAGTTCCATTTAGAATGGCACTTACAAATGCTGTTCAGGAATTTGGATATAGAACAGACGGGTTAGTGGGTTACGAATTAGATGTTGCAGAGGTTATTTAATGAGCAGAAACTTTGGAAGTGCGACGCAAACAACTTTGGCAAGAGACGCTATCGTTTCTTACCTATTGTTAAACATTGCAGGATACCGCTACACGGACGCACCATTTGATCTTATCAATGGTGTAGAAGGCAGTAGCAATACCTATGCCGCACAGGGTGAATTCCTCGGCATTGCAACCATCGATGAAAACTCAGAACTTTCTATTTCAAGCATTCAAATTGATCTTAGTGCATTAGCACCAGCGGTCCTAACACAATACGCAACTTCAGATATCATTAACCAAGATGTAAAAATTTATAGATTGTTTTGGGATCAAGCAACAGAGTCAAACATTGCTGATGATCCTATACTAATCTTCCAAGGTAGAATTGCAGGATACAGGGTAACAGACGCTTCTGAAACTGCAACACTATCAATTCAAGTTGACAGTCAGTTTACAAACTTTGAAAAAATTACCTGTCGTAGAACAAACAATGGCAATTTCCAAAGAGAATATCCAGATGATTTTTCTATGCAGTTCAGTCACGAAACACTTAACGATCTAAAGTGGGGTAAAAAATAATGATTAGAAAATTTGAACCTAAGGATATGAACGAAGTATTAAAATTGGTTAGAGAACACGCCGCTGAAGCAGAAGTGTTTCAAAATTTGCCAATTGACGATGTGTATGCAAAAGAAACAATTCGCAAAGCATTGATTGATGAAGCAAACCAAGCCATTGTTGTAGAAAAAGGCGGAGAAATTGTAGGTTACAGTCTTGTTGGTTTAGCAACTAAGATTTGGAATCCAACACTATACGCAGAAGTATATTTCTTCTATGTAAAAAATGGTGTAAGAAACAAATACCTTGCAGACAGTTTGCACGAAGCAACCTGTTCATGGGCATATCAAAATGGTGCACAATGGATTGAATTTAGTGTATCATTGTTTGACGAAAAATATCAAGGCAAAGAAGAATATATCAAAAGAGCATCAACTTATTTTGAACACAAAGGTGGTAGTGCTTGTGGCAATATCTTTGTGCAGGAGTTAGTGTAATGGGCGGATCAAATCCAATTAAAAAGATTTTTAAAGGTATCATTAAAGGTATCACCAAAATTGTAAAAGGCGTTATAGGCTTTGTTGGTGATGTAATTGGTTTCCTTGTTAATCCATTTGGTGCATTTGATATGCCAAGTGGTCCACAAGCCGCGGATCAAATGGCACAAGGTGTCACAGTAACTAAAAACGGCACTAATGTTGCAATTCCTGTTGTATATGGTTATAGACGAGTAGGTGGTGCACTTATTTTTGCAGAGACTGCCTCTACCAACAATCAATATCTATATTGTGTGTTTGCAGTATGCGAAGGAGAAATCCAAGGCTTTAAACGCATCTATGTAGACGACACAGCATTGCCTTTACCTAATAACTTTTACACACACGGTGAACAAGTTAATGTTACATCAGGCAAATACAAGGATAGAATTAGACTACAAGTATTCAATGGTAAAGAATCACAGCGTGGTGCCGCAAACAGTGGTTTGGCAAATGACGCACCAAGTTGGAACAAAGATAGAAGAGAACTACCAGGTGTTGCTTATGTGGTAATGCGGTTCTTTTGGAAAGAAATTAAAACACAAGCGGATTCAGATAATAATCCATTCAGTGGAGGCATTCCACAGGTTAAGTTTGATTTGTGTGGTAAAAAAGTATATGATGTAAGAAAGCACACTCCAGGCACACCGTTAATTCAATATGATGCACAACCAAAAAATTACAGTTTTAATCCAGCGTCTTGTTTATTAGATTACATGATGTCGTCAAGATACGGAGCAGGACTTACATACGATCAAATTGACGGTGACAGTTTTAGAACTGCGGCATTGAAGTTTGAACAAACAGTCGCATACAACAACGATTATTCAGGCAGAGCATTGACCATGAATACTGTTGTTGATACTAATGCAAAAGTATTAGAAAACATGAAACTTCTACTTTCAGGTTGTAGAAGTCTTATGCCATACACGCAGGGCAAATACAAATTAAAAGTAGAAGACGGTGGAAATGCCACAGACATTACATCAACAAGCATCAATGTAGCCTTTGATGTTGACAAAAACTATATCATTGGTGGCATTACAATGGATGGTGAGCGTAAGAAGGCAAAGTATAACCAAGTGGTTGTAAACTATGTTGACCCGGACAGAGAATTTACAAATCAACAGGTAATCTATACCGAAGATGCAGACTTGGTTACAGATAACAATGAAGAATTAAAAGGCGAATTTACATTCCATTCAATAACCAATCCAGCGATTGCTTATGAATTTGCAAGAATGATTTACAAAAAATCAAGGGTGCAAAGAACAATAGGGTTTGCTGGCACACAGGAATTATTAAACTTAGAAGTAGGTGATATCATTCGTGTAACAGATTCAATTTTAGGATTGAATTTAGATACATTTAGAATTGTAGGTATGCAATTAAATCCAGACATGACTGTGAGCATTGATGCCGCAGAACATGACGCAACACTTTATCCAGCAACTGGAGGTGTAGGACAAATTGAAATACCACCACAGATATTTTTACCGGACGAAGTAGCAATACGCCCAAGACAAAAGGGTGTGTCATTGGTGCCAATTGGCATTGTTGCTCCTAATGATCCGGATGTTCCTGTAGATAGTGCCGGAGAACCAATTGTCGATAGTGCGGGTATTCCTATCATAGATAGTGCTGGTGGTGTTACACCAGGTGACCCCCCTGAAGTCAATCCACTACCTGAGGAACCCCCTATCTATGGACCACAGATTGAGAATTTCCAAACATTCGCAACTGCAGATCCTATTCCTGACAATGCTACAAGAAATCCACCACCTATACCTACATATTATGCAAATGAAAATGTATTTTATTGGCCCAACGCGGCAGGAAAGCAATGGTTAGAAAATAGTAGCACAAGCGGATTTATGAAAGTGCCTGATTTATATAATTTTCCTGCGTATGTAGACAATCCATCAACACCAACAACTAAACAAACTAATGGTATTACATATATTGCAAGAGACACAACAAACATTGCAGGTGATTATTTTCATTTTGCAAACACAAGAGGTTTAGCAAATGGTGATAGATATATTAGAATGTTTATACACATAAACCTACCACAAGACACAAGCATTGACAGTTTTGAATATACTTTACATCATGCTGATGGGCAAGATTTTACCAAGCGAGTGCCATTGGTAGGCAGTATGCAGTATTTTAACTTTGATTCAAGTGAAGGATTGGGCAGTGGCACAGGTGCAAGACAGGTTACTTTTTATTGGATTAAGAAATTAGCAAATGGTGAAATGAAATGCACAGATGGCAGTCAATTAGGCTCATGGACTTTTTATGATTATCAAGACAAACAGGCAAATGTAACAAAAACAAATATTGAAGGTATGCTGAATTACTATATGCAGAATCCAACTGCATTGTGGAGTCCTGTAGGATTTCCTATAGTAATAAGTCCAGCAGGTGATAGCAAAACCAACGATTGGAATTTAGGAGCGTAACATGGCAGGTAATGGAATCTTTGCAGGTGGATTATATGCACCAACAAGTATTGAAACTTGGGATGACTATACCGGTGCAACTGATTGGGATGCCGTTACTACATGGGCAGGAACACCCAGTTTACCACTAACATATACTACCGCAATTATAGACACGGGTAGAATAGATCAATGGTTACCATTAACAACTGTAAACAAACAAGGACAGTTAAGCACAACAATTTATTATGGCAATACCATAGACAGTAGCGGAGGCGCAATTGATTCAGCCTCAAGTGTAACATACACAGCAGGCGATAGTGTTAGTGCAATCAAGGCAAGATATTTTCAATTCCTTTTTAGTGTTGATTATGCTGACAGTTCAGGTGTGGAACCAACACCTACTATTTCAAGTATTCAAACAGACATGAATACAGAAAAAGAGTTTGCAAGTTTTGATTCAATTGATTCAAGCACATTAGGTGGTAGTTTAGGTGCAAGACAACTTGTGGTAGATCAACCTATAACACCAACCACTGTTACAATACAACCACACATACCAGGCAGTGATCCTTATGTTGCAACTGGCTATGTTGACGGTGGTTATGTAACCTCAATAGCAACAAGTCGACCAGTGGTCTACATCAACAAGAGTAGCACACCAATTGTCTTAAATATCTACGAGTTAGACACATTTGGAAAAACAAAAACAATTGATTGCACATTTGACGCAATCATACAAGGATTGCCCAACGCAACAGTAGATGCGGCAGGCAATATAGTAAGGGGATAACACATGGCATGGCCTACAGGTAAACCAGACACAACAGCATTTGACAGTCAAGACGATGCAATTTCAACTGCTCGTGCAGAATTACAAACAATGTCAACAAGCGTTGGCCAAATGGTTGACTTTATTGACACAAGTGGTATTTCAAATGGCAATGTATTGGTTTATGACAGCATAAACGACAAACTTATTCCTGGTGTTGCTGGTAGTGGTAGTGGAACAATTACAGGTGGCACAAATATCACCGTAACTGCTCCAGATAGTGCTGGCTTTGTAACCATAGACAGCAACGCATTAGAAAATATTACAGGAGGCAGTGGTATTACCATTACAAGTGATAGTGCCGGTGCAATTATTATTAACAACGATAAAGCGAATGCCATTAACAATGTTGTAGAAGACACAACACCTCAATTAGGTGGTGACTTAGACACAAATGGTAATGCACTTGTAGATTCAACTACAGATTATATTTGGATAAAAGAAAATAAATTAAGAATCAGTGGTGACATTGATAGTTCTAATGACGAATTTCTTGAATTGAAAAAAGATGGCACTAATTTTGTCATAGGTGTAAACAGTAGCAGTGGCGTTGCTATGAATTCAAGAGTAAACTTTGGTATGACTAATGGTTACATTACACTAATAGCAGAAAATAATTTAGGAACAACAGGCAATTTTCTTTTTAGTCCCAGTGGCACATTTGACGCTCCAAGAATTGACGCAGATGAGATGAAAATAGATGAAATTGAAGGAAGTGTGTTTGGTGGAAGTGATTTAGATTTATATAACGCTCCTCTCCACGATAGTAACATAAATTTATCTGCAACAGATATTACCATAACACCAGAGACAACAACAGGCAGATTAAATATTGTAACAGCAACAAGCACCACTATTGGTGCAAATGGATCGGCAAGTGCTTTAACTGCCAATCCAGTTGGTTATTTAAAAATTAAGGTAAACGGCACAGAATATCAAGTGCCTTACTACAACATATAATGGCGTCTTAAACGCTGTATAACGCCGTTTAAGCGGTGTTTAAACTTTAAGACGGTAAATATACTAAAGGAGCAAAGATATGGCTTGGGCAACAAGTTCAAATGTAATAACAACAAACTTAGACGCAGGAACAGATTCACCTGCGGCGGCTCGACCCAATATCAAAGCCGCTCTTGATGAATTAATTCTTGTAATTGACGGCAGAAACACAGCAAATGGTGTGGCAGGACTAAATGCCAGTTCAAAATTAAGTGCAACACAATTTCCAGATGAAATCAATTCAAGTTCAGGCACGGCTCTAACATTAGATCCAGACACAGGCAAGGTTAAAATTGAAGAAATCATTAACTTAGCACCACAAACACTTTCACAACTAAATGCAAGAACAGACAAAGTAGAGGGCGATGTTGCTTACTGTTCAAATGGTGACGCAGGTTCAAAATGCCTTGCAGTTTACAATGGCACAGATTGGAAGGTAGTTTCACTTGGTGCAACAATTTCATAGGATCTATGATGAGCAACGAAACATTTAAAGAATTACAAGCATACGCAAATTTAGACAAAAGAATGGCCTTGCTTGAACAAAGATTGGACATCATCCAAAACAATCATCTATTTCATATAGAAAAAGATATCGCAAACATCAAATCGTATTTTCTTTGGGGCGTGGGGGCTGTGTTCGTGCAGTTGATTGCCGTTATTGCAATGATGATGAAATAATGCCATATCTTAAGGTAAAACCAGATACCTATAGACTTTCCAAAAAGCAGATGTTTCAATTTGACACTTGCCAATTCTGTGGCAGTGACGAAGGGCATAATTATCAGCGTTATCAAAGCAGAATAGGACCTTATGCCAATATAACTTGGAAACGAGTCTGCAAATCCTGTCGTAAAACCACAGCAGTGGTAGAAAAAGACAGATAATCACTTGACATAACCACTTTTTTCCTCTAAAATACAAGTATAGTATAAATACTTGTGTAGAAGGCAAAGAAATGGCGATTACCAAATTAAACAAACATGACAAATGCGAAGTAAAGGCAATTAGAGGTCCTTTTGGAAACCACTATGGCAGGCTCTTATGCAAAAGGCATCATAAACACATACAATGGCTATCTGAGGCAGATTTTAAGGCAATAACCAACGGGATTAAAGAACGATCCGTCCGCAACTGAGTCACATAACGCGAAACACCGATTACTTGACAAGGTTGGCATTGTTGGAACCATGTTATATCTAAACTGTTAGACCCACTAACAAATGAACTGCGTATCTGGGGATAGATAAAAAGGAGAGCGGAGTTATAACACCAACAGGTAGGAGGCTACATCCGAGGACATAAACGCGGCGGCGATAAACGATGGTGGCGACTCTAAAAAAAAGCGTTCTGCTCTTATGACTTGGAAATAAGTTAATAAATGATTATATCATATAAGTGATTGAACTGCGTTCAATCAAAAACGCCCCTTACTTCGTAATTGGCGTTTTATTACTTCGTCTTTTTATTTGAGATGAAATAAAGCGAATTGCGTTAGCAATGAGCAAGTCACTGTAAGTGACTTATTAAGAGATCCTCAATAGCATATCAAAATGTGCTATTTTAAGCCTTTTTTTATGGCGGTAGGATCATAACAACATAAATACTTGTGGACGAGTGTGGTATCATTAACTGTCATTTTATGTTTCTACACTGATATGAGGCTGTCACTTCGTATCTTCCTATACAGTTAATGGCTGTTATGCCATTTTATCCTAACTGCTACACTCGTCCACTTTCAAACAGGATATGCGATGAAAACCCAATACACTGAATGGCACAAGATGTTTCCAGGCAGTGGACAGGGCAAACAGTATCCATATCTATTGGATAACATCATCCAGAACAAGAACCACAACAGATATTACAGTCAAAAGCAAAGAGGCGGTAGTCCCAAAATGGATCCCCTATACCGAACAGCAGTTGATTATGGTTGCGGCAAGGGTGGCACAATTCGTTGGTTAAACGGGTTAGCACCACACCTAACAATAACAGGATACGATCCTGGCAATCCAGATTACAGAGATGTAGAATTAACACAGTATGATTTGGCCTATTCTTGTGATGTGTTTGAGCATATAGAAAGGGAAGATATACCCCACACAATACACACAATGCAGAGTCTTGCACCAGTGAACATACTGATTATAGATCTAACTCCAGCAAAGAAACACCTACCAGATGGCAGAAATGCCCATGTTACACTATTAAGCAAGGATGAGTGGATTGACCTAATTGAACAAGAATCTCGCACACATCACACGGATAATATACAAACATACAGT